TACCTGCCATGATCTCTCTCCTTAAACTTCTCCGGTGTTTCTGCCAAATCCCTGCCGACCATCCTTACCCCAAGCGAAGCAAGTAGTCGGCTCATTCTGTCATTCTTGACCTTCGTCGCCGTTTCCATCTCTCTCCTTCTCGCTCATGCGTGAGCCTTCTCTTGGGTATGTGTAATATACAAAAGGAATGTCGGTCATTGTGTGATGCGGGTTTGCATCAAAAGCTTTCTGACAGAACACAACATCTTCATCCCTTGATGTGTCCGGGAATCTGATCTCATGTATGTCGAGAAACCTCTTACGCCATACCCTCGACCACACATTCGGGTACATCGCACCATTATTGCCACACGTTGATGTATAGCCGTATATGCCGAAAATAAAAGCGAACGACATTACATCGACCGCAAAACGTGTGAACTGATTCAACATAGCAAAGCATTCAGAGTGCAAGTACCAATCATCACTGTCAAGGAATAGGATGTATTCGCCCTGCGCGAGGGAGATTCCTGCGTTGCGTGCAGCTCCCGATGAACCATAGTCATCAATATGAGGCTCTATCCCGCATTCTCTGACAGCGTTTATCGACTCTTCATCGTCTTTTTCGCACATCACGAGCAATTCGTAATTGTCATAGGATTGACACTGAACACTCCTGATCGCCTTGCCGATAAACTCTTGTGAATGATAGCAGGGTATTACTACCGAGAACTTAACCATGATATCTCCTTAATGCCTTGTAGGACTCCGCATCGACGTTTAATTTGCCGATATGGCCCACAACAGGCTTGGTAGTCGCCCATATCTTATGACCCGCCTTGCGGGCGTTATAACAGAACGACAGATCCTCGCCAAGTGTCCTGTGGTCTGACTTGACCGGGAAGAACGGCTGTCCGACTTTTGTGATGATGTCCTCAAGGACTACCACCTTCATCAAACACATTGCCATCCCGCAAGCTTCAACCTCAAACACGCCGTCAGGATAATCCAGATACTTCTCGACCTGATCCTCCTCCAATGTAGCGCCCATTCGCAGTTTCGAGTATATGCACGGCTCATATGGTGCCCTGCGCATAAAGCACACCGCCGAAACGATGTCCTTGTCTGCTTCAAGCAAGTCGTACAGGACGAACGAATTGAATACCATGTCCGAATCAATCCACAATATATAATCGTACTTATTCTTGATCGCTAACTGTGCGATGGAATACCGCAGATCGTGAATGACCGTACCCGGCATCAACTCAACATCGACCTCGTACTCTTTGTTGAGCCACATATCCCTCTCGAGCTTTCTGATGGTCTTATCGGAGTCAACATCAATGTATTCCCTTGTGGGAACCGCTATCATTATCTTTGTCATTGTTCATCTCCCGCTGCCTTCAGTTGGGGGAAACAGGCGGAGCGCTGAAGGCAACACCCCGCCTATGATGATTACTTATGCGTTTGCAAGCCAAACGATAGCGTCGTTCTTTGCAAGCTTGGAATCGAAGATTGCCGTGCCCCTGAAATCGATGCTGTTGTTAAGGAAGCCGCTCTCCTCTGAACGATCAACCGTAACAGGCTGTGAAAGGTTGCCGACAACATCTGTCCACTTGCCAAGGAATACCTGATTCTTGTCTGAAGGAACATAGTCGTCAACGATTACCGGATAGCCGAACAGCGTCTTTTCAACAGGATCAAAGATCGGGCGCTTGTTGGTGTCAACGATACCCTTGATGTTGTTGTAGAGAACCTTCTTCGATACAAGGAACTTCGCTTCTGCGTCGTATCCTGCAGGAAGGAGTGCAACGAGGTTGCAGATATCTGCGTAGCCGTAACCTGCTGTTGCTGTCTGGGTAACCTTGTTCGTTGTTGAGGTTGATACCATCTTAACAATACCGTTTGTGTTGTCGTTGATGATATAGTCATCGATCTTGCGAGCGATGTCGCCTGAAAGCATATCAACAAGCCAATTCTCGAAAGCATTGATGCTCATTGTCTGTGCTGCCTTTGATATTCTGATGACCTTCATGAACTCGTAACCGCCAAGTGTTACGGATACGGTCGTATCAGCAGCGGGCGAAACTGCCGTGTTCTCTGCGTGAAGTTCAGCGGCATTTCTTACGCCTTCTGCGATGAACTTGATGTTTCCTGCTACCTGCATCAGAGTGATCTCTGAAATCATGGGAGCGAGCTTCTTGATCTTCTCGAAGAACTTATCAGCAACTCCTGTGGGAACTGCGTTACCTGCATCTGTTGATGCGTATGCTCTCTCTTCTACCTCGTCGAGGGCCTTGCCCTGAAGTTTCTTTGCCCATGCGCTTCTGTACTCTTCCGAGTCAATACCATAAATCTTTTCCATTTTCCTTGTCTCCTCTTCTTTGGGAAGTTCTACTTCCTGTGCTTTTGCTGTTTCCTTTGCAACCTCTTCGGCTGCTCTCTCTTCCGCTTCAAGCTCTTCTTTGCGAGCTACAAGCTCTGCCTGTCTGGCTTCAAGCTTCTTTGATTCTGCGTCGCGCTCTTCAAGAACGTTTGCTTCTGCCGTTTCAACCTCTGCGGCTATCTCGGCCTTGCGGCTCTCGATCTGTGAAAGCTCGTCAAGAATCTCTTTCATCTCTTTTGTCATGATTTGCACCTCTCAATGATCTGCTTTCGTAACTCTTCGACCTTCCTCGCATTCTCCAATGCTTCCTTTGCACTCTCCAGTGATGCCTTCCCGGACTCCACCGAGCGGGCATTGATCGAAGTCTGCTCATATGCAGGGAATGTAACTGCCGACACTTCGAAAATCTTATCGAAGGCCGTTATATGACGAGTAGGATACTCACTGTCGAGATCATCCCACGAGTCACTCTTAACAGAGAACATGAAGGACATTCCCGATACATCCTGCCTTTTAACGGCAGAATAGAGCTCTTTTGCTCTCGGGTTTCCTTCTGTGTCGAGATCAACACGGATGTGCAGGCCGTCATCTTCGACCGTCATCTGCATCGTGCTGTTCTCGTTATTGTTGCGGCTTCTGGCAAGCGGAATTGAATCAACGTCATGATTAACTAAAAAGCGCACATCTTTCAGGTCTGCCTGATCGAGTGCGCCTCTGTCGATGATCTCTTTCCACATACCGCCGATATCTGTTGCGGTATCGTACACGATGGGAATGCCTTCGAGTACATCACCGTGTCTCTCGTCTGTTTTTGTGCGAACCTCGCACAGGTACGCTCTTTCTTCTTTATTTGTTGTCATCGTAGTAGTCCTCGTCCTCTTTTTTCTTGTCGTTCTTGTCGTCCTGCTTGTCCGGATTGATATCATCGTCGGCCTGCATATTGTTGACGGCTATCATAATCTCGTCGCCGCCTCTTTCCGGGCCGAGCGGAGCATATCCAAGCATTTCTCTGTATTCGTCACGAGTGAACAGGCCGAGCTGATTCGTCGCCGTGATAACCCTTGTGATAACGGTCATCGGCTGATATTTCAGCATCGACATACTCGCTTCAACGACATTCCCGAAGCCCTTCTCGCGTGGAGTGAACAGCTTATCCGTGAATGCCTGACTTATCATTATGCCGAAGGGCTCCAAGCGACCCTCATAAACCGCTTCGTATTCCTCCGAAGTAAATGCGTTCTGGATGAACTTGTCATTGACACCAAAGTATGAGAATATGCGCTCTTTGACTTCTTTGAGCGTGTCGGCATCTACTATGTACGGCTTGCTCTCGAGGTTCACATAGTCAAACTTGCCATCAATGACCATCACGCCACCGGAATTGGACGCTGCAAGGTTATCTTCCACGAACTGATTCCTTGCCTTTATCATGTCCTCTTCCTTGATGACACTCATTGACTTTAAGATGCCCCGGATGAGTGCGCTGTTCTTTATGCCGTTTATGATGCCTTGATTTTGTGCGTTCGCAAGCTCTGCGATCGGCGTGAGAGCACCGTTGCCATCACCGAACAAGTCATCTGTCGTGAACTTGTTTCGAAGATGTATCAGCCTCGAATATGGCACTGTGTACGTCTTGAAGTAGTTTAATTGGAACTGTGCAATAAGAACGCCGCTCTCGCTTTGTTTCATCGTAAAACTCGTGTAATTGATAGGCCACAGTGCTATCAGATGACCCTGCTTGTCATATTCGGGCCATATGAACACGTTGTTGCTGATGAAATACAGACTCGCGATCTTATAGAGAAAATCATACGAACTCATGTATGGATTCGGCCTGCGGAGCACCCTTGCCACGTCTGATGTGTTATCCGTGACCGCTACGGTGTCCTTTTTGTGCTGAATGCTTTTCAGCTCGATCTTGCCGATATTTCTCGCCAGAGCATCAATACACATCGCGATAATATCAAGCTCTGCGTACTTGTTATTGAGGGAGTGATAGCTCCACGTCTGAACATTGAACGGAATCGCCTTTGATTTCTCTTTCGATGCCCCTGTTACATCGCTTCGTTTGTTCCAAAAAGCCATTGTTTTGCCCCTTATCCTACAAGGTTGAGATAATCCTCTCTGTACTTCACATATATGGTGTAAGCATTCAATAATGAAACCATGCCATCAATACGCCTGTTCTGCTGTATTTTCACAGGCTGAATGCTCTCAACTGTGCCCGATGTCTTGACCCCGGTGTTTGAAAGACACCATTTCAGCATCGGATTGTTGTTGTAATTTATCATCTTGTCCGACAGCATAGCGCCGAGCTCTTTCATGGGAGCCGTCCAAGTAATAGGCCCCTGCACGACCTTCTCCATAACCGACTCGCCAAACACTGAAGCCATTTCCTCGGCCCAATATCCTGCAAGTGCCCGGTCGTATCCGCAGCGCCACATATCTATCTTGTACTCGTCGCGCATCCTCTGGAACCATGCCGTCACATCCGCATAATTGACCATAGAACCCTGACACAAGGTTAAAAGCCCCCGGTCGGCCCATGTCTTATATGGCGCCTCTTTCGTGGTTGTCGCTTCGAGCTTGTCTATCCTCTCCTGCGGCAGGAAGTAATGCTGAAGAACATACAACTTCTCGTCGTCTCTCTTCCGGATCAGGAGCGTCGCACACGTCAAGTCTGTCGTTGCCGACAAATCACACCCGCCGAGTGCGTATGTGTTTATCACGTCCTCGATCTCGAAGGTTTCCTCGTTGTCGAGCTGTTCCCAAGTGAGCCATGTGTCAGCCGATACGTTCTTGAGGTTGAAATCCTTTGTCAGCACTGTCGGCCTGAAAGCGAGATCGTTTTTCGCCTTCTCAACGTTCTCTGTTAACGTTTTGACCGACTTGATCGGGCCGAGCCCGGGATTCGCCTTGATCCACATCGTCGGATCTGTCCACTCTTTTGAACTGTCGAGCTCGTAAATAAGCGCCAAAAAATGCTCATCAGCAACATCGCCGTTGAGCACCTTTTCTGCGTATTCATATTGAGCATCATATATCGTGTTGCGGTTCATACCGCTTGTTGTTATCTGGAACAGCATCGGCTGTTTCCGAGCCGACATACCCTGCTTTACTACATCATAGATGTTTCTGTCCTTTATGGAATGCAGCTCGTCTATGATGCCGCAATGCGGATTCAAACCATCAAGCGTGTTACTGTCACTCGATAACGGCTGAAACACACCGAAGTTATAAGGCGAATACATATCCGTTCTTCGTTTTTTTATGTACTTCGCCAAGTAAGGGCTTTGGCTGACCATGTTTCTTGCTTCATCGAACACAATCTTCGCCTGATCTTTCTTACTGGCTACGCAATCAACCTCGGCGCCGCCTTCTTTATCTCCCAGCATCATATAAAGGCCGATAGCCGACAAGAGACAAGACTTGCCGTTCTTTCTGCCCATAATCCATAAGACTTCGTTATACTTTCTTCGTCCGTCTTTATCTACAAAGCCGAATATAGCTTGAAGCGCTGCCTTTTGGAACAACTCAAGCTTGATAGGCTTGCCCATATCGCCTTTTGACTGTCGGCAAAACGTCTCTATAAAGTAAATGGCCCTTGATGCTCGCTTTACATCAAAACTGTAGCCCCTTTTACGCTTACAGTCCTGTGCGAGCTTCTTATATATCTTCCGTACTTTATCGCAAACAACTATCTTTCCGCTTTGTATTGCATCATTATATTTAATAATGTAATTCGTTGAGTCATATACATCATTCATGCCAAGAACTCCGCCATAAGGTCTTTGGCGGATTCGGTATCGTCAGCACTGAATGATTTGACTATATTTATCAAAGTTGAGACTGTACCGTTTGCCGCCGTTGCTGTCTTGTTGTATTCCGTGATAGCTGGGTTAGTATAGACGTTAGTCCTTCCTTTGACATATTCCTTTTTGACTGTGGCTCCGATCTCGTTGATCTCTTTTTCAAGCTCCTGCATTATCTTCATCTGCACCTGATAACGCTTAAAGGTTGTGATGAAGAAGAAGTTTGTGTTTACGCCCTTCTGTTCTGCTTTCTGTAAGACTTGTTCAGCCTGTTCTTGTAATGATAATTTGCCTTTCTTTTCAGCCATTTACTAATACCGCCTCTCTCCCAGTAAAGGTTTCCCAGCGTTTTATGATGACATCGCAATAATGCTCGTCAAGTTCACACATCAAGCATTTTCGATTTAGTTGCTCGCATGCTATCAATGTTGATCCTGATCCTCCAAAGAAATCTAAAACATATCCACCCTGATTGCTTGATATTTTGATCCTATTTGCAATCAGCTCAATAGGTTTCATTGTAGGATGCAGATCTTCCCCTCCTGCATCATTTCTTCCCTGTAGTTTTTGTGAAATATAATACTTTTTATAAACTTCTGTCGGTTTAATCGAGTTATTCCATATCTTACCTTTTTTGCTAAAATACATAATATATTCTATATCCGGCAGAAATGTCCCCGATGTAAATGGTGTAGGATTTGTTTTGCACCAAACTAAAATATTGAAATTGTGATCCTTAAAAATGTCTAAATATTTAGGTATTCCATCTTTTGAAGTGCAAATATAATAACTTCCTATATCCATAGACGGTAAATGCGACAATACATAGGGATCAAAATGGATGATGTTATCGATGCGTTTTTTGCAATTTTTCATCCCTTCCGCAAAACATCCCTGTCCTCCCATATCCATGTCATAAGGCGGATCTGTGAAAACCATGTCAGCTTTCACCCCCCCCCATAAGGGAATCGAGCACATCAACGCTTGTACTATCGCCGCATATCAGTCTATGATCGCCGAGCTGCCATATATCGCCAAGTTTGCACCGTGATTCGACTTCTTCCGGTACTTCGTCCTCGACAACCTCAATTTCTTCCTCTTCTTCGGGCATTTCAAACCCTGTGAGGCTGATATCAAAGTCCATGTCCTGTAGTTCTTGCAACTCCATCGTCACAAGCCCCATATCCCACTCTCCGAGCTCGGTTAAGCGGTTATCGGCCAGAACGTAGGCTTTATACTGCGCTTCGGTCAGTCCTTCACCAAAAAGAAACGGAACTTTGTCCATGCCCATCTGTTTTGCGGCTTCTATGCGTCCATGCCCTGCGATTACCTTGAAATCCTTATCAATTAGGCATGGATTGATGAATCCGTATTCAGTTATGCTGCGCACCAGCAGATCGATTTGATCCTGCGGGTGCTTTTTTGCGTTTTTCTCGTAAAGTACGAGCTTCTCTAGGCTTACTTCCTGCACTTTGGCAATTTTCGCCATATTCTCACCTCATCTTCCGCTATGTTGTTGTATATCCCGCCATTTATGCCGAAAAATGGCCCGATTTTTGCTTTCCAAAAAACCGCGTGGGAACGATTCGAGTTACGGAAACG